TTACTTGATACTATCTAGGTAATTATCTACGCATTCATCTATTGCCGTACTTGTTTTGTCATTTTCTGAGTATTCAGCGAAATCAAATAAAAGTTCCCTTCGGTTGCTAACATTAAATAATTTTACTAACTCGTCCGCTAACCCGTTAAGGTCATTCCACTTTATACCGTGTATTGATTCTCCTTCTTTAATAAATTCGTAAGTATCATACCTATCAAATATCTCAAACAATTCATTTTTTTTCATCTTATTAGTTTTTATTTATTCGTAAAATTAAATGCCATACCCTTATTCGTTATCTACCTCCATAAAGTCTTCTGTAGACTCTTCTAAGCTCGTTACAAATGATATGCTTATACTCTTATCAGACTTTCTATTGGCTCGCTGTAGTGTTACTTGTCGTATGACCCCCATAATCTAGTTCTTAAAAATTTGTTTTCCTCTAGTAAAATCTCATTACGTGCCACTATCCTTCTAAATGCCCTTAGTGCTAACTTGTTATCTTTCCTAATTGTTAGGCTCTGGCGTTCCTTCATTACTGCGTCCATAGCTACTAGGTGAGACTCTACTCTGTCTTTGTCTTTCATTCTGCTATCTCTTTAAATAGGTCTATCGCTCCTTGTAACTTAGCTGCTACCTTGTGAGCGTTCATTAACTGGCATTCAGCTAAGTGCATCCCTGTAGTGTCTTTGTTATCGCTGCAAAGTTCTACTTGACTATGTAAGTAGATTCTTAATTCGTTTATTTCTTTCATAATGTTTTTTCGTTACTTCAAAGATACGCTAGTTGTCTAGTGGAATGATTCTAAATAAGTCTGTTTGCTTAGAGTTGTTTTCTTTAATTATACCTAAAGCTGTTTCTAGTATTGTTTTGCCTGCCTGGTAATCTACTAGGTTTCTAGCTATTTTTAATACTCTTTGCTCTCCTTTGTATTTTTTAAAGTCGTAATCGTGGAACTGCGATAGGTCGTTAATCCTTGAGCTATGGACTAAGCTGGTATCGTTCCTATTGCTTAACTCATTAGGTAAATTAAAGTTAGTCCAATATGTATGCCTATCTCTTTTTTTAGGATTCATCATCGGCTCATAATAAGGGTTTACATTTTCAACTACATACTTGCCTTTAAAATGGTATTGCAAAAATATAATTTCTTCATACAATTTCATATCTGGATAAACTGGCATACTACCATTGTTACCATAAGCCCAATACCTCGCCTTGCTATGAGTAGGACACGGTGGCGAACTCCAAATAAAATCAAACTCTTTGTAGTGGTCTAGTAGATACTGGTGTGCATCTGTTACTATTACAGTATCATTTGGGAAACGTTCTTGATATAGTCTAGCAAGCTCAGGGTCTAACTCTACTGCGGTTACTTCTATATCTGCTACTTCGTCCCACTTGTATCTGTTGCCGCCTAAGCAAGCGTATAAATTAAGTACTTTTAATTTTTTCATATTTTTATTAGCTTACTTGTGATCTTATTAACTACCTCGTCTATGCTAGTCTCACTTACATTCTCCAATAGTCCTAGCTTACCAGATACATCTTTAAGCCTGCTGTTTAGCTCCCCTATATTCATTAATAGCTGTGCGGTGGTATCTTCATAGTCGTTTACCTTAGACTGTAGAGCAGTAGCGTAGTTAATCAAATCTTCAAAGGTTTCTATTCTCTTCTGTGGCTCTGACTTGTTACCATTATACTTCTGCAAGATGACTTTCATTTTAGTTAGCTCTACATCTGACTGGATTATTATCCTGTTGTTATTAGCTATTAGCTCTTTCATTTGTTCGTTTGTCATAATTAAAATGGTAGTGTTTCAGTTACACTTGCTATAGTTATATTTTTGGATTTGTGTTTTTTGTTTAGCTTATAGATTAAATCTTCTTTAGCCTCCTCTGGGGTTAATCCATTCGCAGGGTAATGATTTACTACTAATGGCTTTCCTTTCTTTAGAATCTCAACTCTAAAGTAATACATATTTTCTATCATAATTAAAATGGTTCATTGTCTTTTACTTCAAATAAACTTTCGTGCATAGGGTCTTTTACTATCTCAGGAGGACTACCATAAGCAAATACTTTTTTAGTCTCGTAGCCGTCCTGTATGCGTTCATAGTATCGCTGTTCGTTCCAGTCTAAATGCAAGCTACAAAATCCTACCTCCCCCAAGTGCTTTGGTTTTATCTTATCCGTAGATATGTCATAGGGTAGGCTGTAATCCATCTTATCGTTTTTATGGACTACTAGTATGTTTCTACCGTTATTGTTCCACTCAGAGCCTCCCATTATATTGTACACCGTTGGTTTCTTAACGTTGCCATCCTTAACTTGTAGCGGGTCTGGATTCTTAGGATGTATAATTATAAAGGAGTGCATCTTATTATTATCCATAAAGATATTTCTGTAGGCTAGTATCTGTCTTAGGTAGTCAGGTCGTGTTGGGTCTCCTGCGTGTGCCATATAATTCCAGCTATCTATTACTGCACTGTCACACTTTTCTGATTTGGCGAAGTCCCAAAACTGCTTAGGCTCTGCAATACCACCGCCCCAAAAAACAAAGCTATCACAAATGGAAAGGTATATTTTGCTTACTTCATTTGCTGTCATAGAATTAGGATAGTTTGGCTCTACTCGTTTACCTGTTACCTTGTGTATGAAATTAGATAGTATCATTTTATCTATGCCATCATCAGGCATATAAATAGCGTGCCTCCAATTATGATTAACTGTAAGCGATACGAGTATTTCTTTTAAGACTAAAGATTTACCGTAGAATGGGTAGCCTGTAACATCTGTGCAGCCGCCTTTACCAAAGGTAATAAGTTTATCAAGTCCTTCAAATCCTACTTTGTCGCCTTTAGGTAGCCCGTTCTTGTTTAGATCCATCAGCTCATCTAGTATTAATGCGTTAGGCTTTCTCATAGTATTTGCTTTTCCTTATTCTTATGGTTAAGTAATTGACCTATGTAGTCCACTGGTTGACCTTTCGTGTCCTTAGTCCTAAATAGCCACTGCGGGTTTATCTCTTTAGCCCAGAAGGTACTATCGTGGTTCTCTATGGCTTTGATTATCTCAGTAGGAGAGTAAGTATCTAACCAAAAGTTAAAGTTCTTTATATCATTCTTACTACCTCTGTACGGAGTGCCTTTAATATCATTCCACTTTTTAATAAACAACTTATATCTATCTAAGTCATTGTTCCCTTTTTGTTTCTTTTTATTCTTTCCTTCTTCTCCTTCTTGTATTGTTTTCACTTGCGTTTCACTTGTGTTTCGTTTGCGTTTCACTTGCGTTTCACTATTTGAATCAGTACTTTGATAAGTATCATATTTACAGACAGTTAGCCGTGTCGTTTGCGTTTCGTTTTTTAGCGTAATCATTCCATCTTTTTCTAACAAAATTAAAAACCTTCTAGCCTTACTTTTATTTATACCCCATCTTTTAGACCAAGTTTCATAAGAGTATAACTTTTCCCCTACTCCACAACTGTACAAAGTCCCTTTTATAATAGCTTTTGCAGGTGTATGATTAACCTCTATAAGTATATCTAACCACCATTTAAGGTAGTTAGGATCTGTCCACAGCCAATGTTCATTTAACTGCCTATGCAGTTTTATCCATCCGCTCATTCTGGTATCTCACTTACGTCACCATCTTGCATTATTTTTAGCATTATTTTTAAGTCGTCTATTAAAATAGGCAAATCTTTTTCATCTATAGCTAACCTTTTACTACCTTTATTATCTGTTAAAATAAAGTCTACCTGATAATTGTGGTCTTGCTTAAAAATCTCTAAAACTGTTTCACTTCTTTCGTATTCAAATTTTACTATTCTCATTTTTTTGCATAAAAAAAGACCGTTGGTTCATCGGTCACAGCGAATCCCCAAAGGTCTATTATGTTTTTGTTATCTTTAACCCTGTGACGGTAATAACTTACTGCGAATATACGCTTTTAATTGATAGTATCTGGTATTTCTTTTTCCATTTTTGTTTTAATTAATTTGTTTTCGTTATTAAATTCCTGTGTGTATGTAGCTTCTACAAATATATCATAGATAGCTCCTTTTTTTCTTGCCTCTTTTTTGCTTAGCCTAGTAAAATTAATTTTACTCATTACAACTTATCTTCTATTAGTTGGTACTCTCTACCGAATGCCTTATCTGTTTTGATTAGATTATCTATTGCATTAATGGAGTGCATTATCGTGCTGTGATCCCTGCCCCCCATAAAAAAACCTATTTCTTTTAGTTTCATTAGCGTGTACTTCTTTATGAAGTGACATACTATGTGTCTAGGTAGCACAAAGTTCCTCTTGCGGCTTGCACTGGCTACCTGGTACTTAGTTACATTAAAGTGTCTGCATACTATATCTAGGATGTAGTCCTCACTCTTTAATCCGTAATCCCCTTCTACCAATCCTGCGAAAACATACGGGCTTATCTTTGGTCTTTTGCTTGTGTATATCATAATTCTATACTGTCTAATAATCTAAAGTATTCTTCTGTTAAATTGTCAATCCCTTCTCCTACCTCATCGCTGTGCGTTTCAAAGGCTCTAGTATGGTCATCTACCATTCTGTTAATTGTTACCATTGTGTTTTTTAATCGCTGGTCTTTAAATTCTATCTTATACATCAAGTGCTGTACTCTTCTGATTAGGATGGTCAGCTCTATTACTGGTGTGGCTTTACTCAAAATATTGTTAGTTGTTTTATGTGGTTCTTGTATCTTGTTACTCCGTCATTATAGTAGTCCGTGTCTAGCTCGCATACGTCTAGCGTTAAGTCCATCTTATCTATATGGTTCACGTTGTGGACTGCGAGAGCAATAGAGAGACTTCCTCCGTGTGTGTCTAGTATCTTATCGCCTTGCTTGGCATAGTTCTTTAGAAGCCACTCGTATAGCTTGACGGGTTTTTGTGTTAAATGTAT